TTCATAACTCCAGAAACTGTAATATCATAACTATTGCTTGAAGGACTTGATGCCATTCCATCGAATGCACCACCACTAATGCAAGATATAGAACCACCATCTATGGTTGTCTTGATCTTACCTCCAACTTGTTGGATTACATTACCATCTGTCTTTTCATACCTGCACTTGAGTGCTTCAGTACGAATGTCTCCCTCACTACGGACGGAGAAGGTTGCAGTCTCCTTCAGTACTTTAATTTCATAATTACCCTTGACAAACTCTTTGATAGAGCCACCTTCACTCAAGTCATTAACTAGGAAGGTTGTCCTATTAAGATAAGAATTAGATGTTAGTTGCATCTGATTCTTACTAATAATAGCCATGTTCTCATCAGCAATCAAACTGTAGACACCTTTGCACTCTTGTTGCCAGTTGCCACTCACCATATCATAGCGATTGCCTTCGACTTCAGTATGCATGTCACCTTCGACATACAAATTAACGTCACCTATCACCTGTAAACATAATTTATCTGTTTCAGGATCTTCACCACACCTAATTACAACATTTTTGTCAGCTAATACTATTAAATCATTGTAGGAAATGATGTTTGTATTTCGCTTTTCATCCATATCAATGGTATTGCCCAGTGCATGAATTAAACGAAAACGTTCACCTTCCTTAGTATTATTCCTCTCCAATACATGACCTGCAGAACTGATCTCTACAAAGTTAAAGGGATATCTGATTTTGATTCTGGGTAGTAGATTACTTAAGATCGAACCACCTGAGAATAAATTAACAGCCATTAGTATCCGTAGCCTCCTTGGTTCTGCTGCTGATTATTATTGTTTTGTTGTGTCTGTTGTGTAGTTTGCTGTGTCGTATTTGTAGTATTTGTAGTATCTGTGGGAAGTTGCTCTGATGCTGGTGTGAATGATGTGTCCTCACTTATAGTAGTAGTATTAGTAGTTAATGTAGTATCTGTAAGTGTTTCAGTTGCAGTTATCATAGGATGACCTACACAATCTACGTATGTTTGTAGTTGTAGTATGCCTGTGTCTCTGATCTGTCTAGGTCCACTGAAACTGTATATTGGTGTTAATAAACCACCAGTTCCCGTAGCACGTTGAGTTCCAGAACCTATATCTCTAACCTTAGGATTAACAAACCCAAGAACTTTAGTAGTTAGTTTAGGTTCAACCAACTTACCATCCTTATCGGTACTATACTCACCGATAATTTGCTCTTTATCACCACTACCTATTGTAATAACAGGATTAACATAGTTCTTACCAACATTATCAGTAACTACATTATCAATTATAGGTATCAAATCACCACACTTAGCATATACTGCCTTTGCCTGACCTGGTACAACAAGTTTTGGAGTTTTGTCTATGAAATTCAATACAAATTCATGTCCTTTTTTAGTCTTGACTGTCATACCAATCTGGAACTGAGCATTATCGGCAGGATCAATGGTAGCAATCTGTATGTGTGTAGAAGTATAGTCAACATCAATTACCTGTAAAATATCAGGAGAGGTATTACTTACATTACCATCTGCATCAGACACTAACATTAGTACATCACCATCTTCTAGATGCTGTACCAAACCTTCTTTTGATATTATAGCAGTATATTGTTCTTTAGGGCAGAATGTATCAGCAGGATCAAATCCATATCCAATACCAGACTTCTTAACTGCAATAGAATCTACTTTGCCTTCTTTTATGTTAGGTTTCAATACTGCACCACCACCCTCAGGTTCATTACATGTAAATTGAGCTCTGACTCTTGCTTCATTATTGACACCAGTTCCTTTGTTCTTCATCCATACACCAACAATAGCACCTATATCATCAATGATAGGTAGTGCTTTGACAGGTGTAGTGGACTGTAAGTTATCCCATACCAATTCAGGGAAACATGGTTTCTTATTCAGGATACTGTTGCTACAATTCAGTGCTTCTGACTGTATATTACCATCACTATCGTAAAAATTCAAGCTTTCAAACTTCTCTAGAGGTCCTCGTGTATCAAAATCCTTCTCAGTTATACCAGTTGCCTTACCTGCATCGCTGTCCAGATCAACAAGAGCACCACTCTTAGTATCAAATACTTGTTTCTTACCATCCTTTACGAACGGTACATAACCATTCTTAGGTTTACCATCACCAATAACCTCACCGCCAGGTGGTGGCTTAACTGGATACTGATCAACCTGTTTACCTTTTGCATCATTACCCTTTGCTTTAGGACCATGACATGTCTCATATGTTGATGCACCAATAGCACATGATACTGCACCATCACAAAATAGATCTATAAACTCAAGAACTTTACTCAATAAACCTTGAATCTGATCAGCCTTATCCTTGATAGAACCTACGACATTTTTCAACATACCGAGTGCATCTTCTATCTTCTCCATGACCTTACCCATGATGTCACTAATCATCTTCTGAACAAGACATAATGCAGTATCAAGTGCGTTCTCTAATAGATCACTGAGCATACCTTTGATGAAGTCCTTCAGATCATCGAGCATATCTTTAAACAGACATGATACAAGATCACCAACATTTTTAAGTTCTTTCTTAACTTCATCATCTAGGTCTGGGTTAGGTACGTTATTGCCATCAAGTTTCTCCTTTACCATCTTGTTGACATCTTCCATGACAACACCCTTAATGTTACCTAGTAACCCGTTAAGTTTTCTCTGAATTCTATTGGTAGTTTTGTCAATTTTCTCTTCAAGATCAACAACGTCACCTGTTCTTTTATCAATAAACTCATCTATCTCATTCTTCTCTACACCACGAGCAAACTTCATGAACTCAGCAAGAGGACCTTCTAGTTTTGTAGAAGTCTCACTACCACACTTACCATTACCTATCTGTACAGTGACACATTTCTTTTCCTCTGCTGCAATTTGTGCTTGTGTCTGTGGTTCTGCAGGACCACGAGGGTTCTTAGTACTCTCTTCACCCTCTGTTTCTGGTATACCATCATTATTCTTTGGTGCTTCCTCTTGTCCTGTTTCTGGATTATCTTCTACTGTACTACCAGTACCACCAACACCACTACCCTCACCACCATGTACTTTCTCATCATAGGTAGGTGCAGATAGTCGATCAAATCCTACTGCTGTACCACCTTCAGAACCATAACCTGACTGTGGGTTCTCATCTCCAAGTGCACCTATGATTATAGGTACTTGTGCATTGGCACCATCCATGAAGAAACCAATTACCCAACTGTTAATCTGTAATTGATGTAGTGAACCAATACCCGATCTCTGTGGATGAGTTACGGGCATCATAACTAACGCCCATGGTAGTTCTTCAGTGGGTAGTTCTGCTTTACTTGGACTATGATAGCCCATGATTCTGACCTTGACCTTATTTGTCCAGTCCCAATCAATGTTTGTTCTACCAAATATCCCTAGTGCTGTGAAGTTAGTGAGAGTATTTGCAGCAGACGCAGCAAGATTCTTGGCGAGGTCAGCTGCAAAATGACCAGCACCATCATTCTCAACTTGTCCAACGAACCAGTTGAAACCATCTTTACCTATAAAATCAGCGTTACCTTCACTCATTAGACAGCTCCACCTTCCATAGTCGGGAATGTACCAGGACTATCAGTATATAAAGTTAATTTAGTTGACATTTTATCATCCTGTGATAAAAATTGTTTTTCGACTCGACCAATAACATACTTACCACTATTTTCATAATCTGTTTGTTTATCTTTACCTTTGAATGCTAAGACCTCTACAACATCACCGACTGTGAGTTCGTTAGTACCAATATATTCTACTTCTGCTGATTTTGCATAAAATAATTTTTCTCTAAGTGCTGACTGTGATAACTGTTTAGTCATTCCCTTAGTATATGTACCTTCAGTAAACAATGCAGTATCCATAACTTTAGACATAATGCGAGTGTGTGCATTCTCTCGATCAAACTTCTTATAATATTCTGGTGCCTGATAATTAGGGTTCATCAAAGGTACTTCTTGGTAATATTTAGTTATATTAAAAGGATGTTCTACGTAATTCATATCTTTTACATCCAAAGTCATGACCATACTATTAAATGATCCCACGTTAAGACCTTTCAATACATCAAAACTTGTTGTGACTGAAAGTTTATCAATTGGTATAATATTCTTATCCTTATCTGGATCTTCACCTTCTTCTGGTTCATGTCCTACTACCAATTTCTTGATGGGTTTTGAACGGGAGAATGAATCATATGATAGAAAATTATATCCTCTCTTGTTCTGGAAGAAGCAAAAACCTGCCGAAGCATTCTTTCCACTAGCAGTCTTCTCTGGTATACTCTTAGCACACAACCATTTGATTATAGTATAAGGTGACCAGTATGGTGATATGAATGAGAATTTATTTTGTGTCTTCTCTACCTTAATGTCATAGGTTGTGAAGAGAACTTCTTTCAATATTTCAGTCTTTACAATCTCATGGATCCTTTTACCACCACCTTTACCAAATCGTCTTGACAATTTAGTAGCAGCATTGTTTACAAGATCATATGTACATATTAATAAGGTAGCCTTAGACTTACCATCCTTAGTTGATCTATCCTGTATATCATATATGACTCCATTAATCTGATAGAAATTAGTTGTAGGTTCTTCTGTATCTTCCCAACCGACAAATACAGGTTCCATACCTTGTAACGTTGATATGACACCACCACTACTATCAGTTATTTGTGCTTCTATTCTTATTGATGCACTACGAATATCCTCTGTATACTTCATATACAGTAAATGATTCATAGTCAACGAAACTGGTTCTGCCAGTGCAGGTGAACTGATGACAAAATGCCTTAAACTAAAATTTGATTTGGTATCTATCATTAGAACTGACTCGTTACTGTATATTCATCAAAGTATGGACTATACTTGATTTTAGGTATAGCTTCACCACTACCTTGATCCATAGGATTACCTGTGTTTATTGGTGTAGGAGTAGGTGGTAGAGGAGTATTAGTGAGTGGATTAAAAGCAAGATCTTTTTCTTCCTGTAACTTTTGCTCCTGTTCTTGTATCACATTCTCCGTTAGTTCATTTAGGTTAGTTTTATCACCACCTCTAATTTTATTAATAATTGAAGTACCAGCACCAACTGCCATACCCAAAGGTGTATACTTAAATGCTTTCTTGGCAAAGTTACCAACACCACCTAAGAATCCTTTCACCTTGTCATTC